TGCTGCGGGGGTGGGGTGCAGCTCCTGCGGGGGTACCCCCGCAGCTGGTGCGGGACTGGGTGCAGCTGGTGCGGGGCGCATTTCCTGCGGGGGTGCATATGCTGCGGGGGTCAGCTGGTACACGGTTGAGGTGCCGCTGCGCTCACTGGTGCGCAAAATCCCAGCAGCCGCCAGCCACTTGATCGCACCCTGCACCGCCCGTTCGGACAGGCAGGTGCGCACCGTGATGGTTTTGACAGACGGCCAGCAATAGCCATCGTCATTGGCCTGATCCGCCAGCGATATCAGAACTGCCTTTTGCGCTGCCGACATGCCCTGCATAGGCCAGCAGGCCGACATGATGATCGTGCTCATACTCTTCTCTCTATCAGGCCAAAGTCACTTGGCGCGCCTTGCAGCGCACAGGCATCACGTCACGCTGGCGCGGCGACAGGCTGCAGCGGCGCGCAGTGCCCTCCTCCAGCCGTCCGGCGGCCAGCAGGGCATTGACGGTGCTGGCCACGCTGCACAGCTCCAGCCACTCGCCCGTCTGGGTGTTGTGGTAGTCGCGCAGCTCGCGCCGGCTCATGTCGCGCACGCCGTGCTGGTGGGCATGGCGCAGCGACTCGTACAGGCGCTCGTGCAAACGGCGGCGCGTTTCGTTGCCCAGAGCGCCAAACGCCTCGGCGCTGGTGTCGCGCCCAGTCACTACGGGTTGGGATTGCTGCATGGTCAAACCTCCTGATATCTGCACAGGCGGCTGCGCGCCTGCGCTCAAATTCGTTGCTGGGTTCATGGAAGTCATACGCCTGCGGCCTCACGCAAGCGGTAGCGGATACGGCGCTCCAGGTAGGCCGTGGCGTCAGCGCGCTTGGCCACCTTGTCCATGTCAAAGCGCGGCAGGTAGCCACGGCCCGGCCGCACAAACATCAGCACCGGGCGCACATCGGCACCGCCTGTGCCGCTGGCCGCCCAGATGCCCGGGGCCAGGTGTGCAGTGCGCTCGTCCTGCTCGCCCTTCTGGGTGATGCGCGGGCCGCCACGCGTCTTGCCGTAGGTCACGAAATAGCGCCGGCCCGCCTGCTTCTTGGTGCCGCGGTGCACGCGCAGGTAGCCCTTGGCGCTCATGTTGGCCTTGTAGCCCTGCTCGCCAAACGCCTGGAAGTAGCTGATCAGCTGCACCAGAAACGGCCCTCGCAAGTTGCCCTTGCCGTCATCGCTGCCGGGGTAAGGGCCACCTCTGGCCTCATCGGGTATAGCCGTCTGATATCCGGCAGGCAGGATGCCCGCACGCTTGAGCGCCACCTCGCTGCGCTTGTCGCGCCGGCGGCCGCCCCAGGTCTGGGCATCCAGAATCTTTTGCGGATCGATCCCCTTGCCGCCCATATAGGTCGGCTCGATCGTCACGCTCAGCTTGGCGGCCGTGGCCATTCGCACAAACGGGCTGCGCAGGATGTAATCCGTAGGCCGGTCGAACACCGCGCGCATCTCGTCCTGCATGGCGCGGCGGATCTCAAAGCCCGTATCGTTCAGCGCCTTGGCATAGGCCTTGGCGGCCTGTGCGCCCGTCAGGCCGTGGATCTGCCGCAGCAGCTCCGCCTGGTTCAGCACCCGCGCGCTCAGCTGGATATGCATATCAGCCCTCCTCCACCGGCGCCGGCACGCGCGCTGCCGCCGTGGCCAGCAGCTGGTTCAAGGCAGATATCAGCTCGTTGTAGCGGTACTGCAGCCGCTTGATCTCGTTGCGGCTCACCATGGCCTTGCCGCCACGAAAGGCGTCTGCCGCTGCGGATGTGAACTCGCCCACCTCCTGCTGCAAGGCCACAAACGCCTCCACCGGGTCGCCCGCGGCCTGGTCCGGCAAAGCGGGCACGCAGGTGTAGCCCAGGGCCGCCGCCATGGCATGAAGAATTGCCGGGTTGCCCGACATCACCTGCAGCGCCACAGACTCGCGCAGCGTCAGGTGGTGCGTCGTGTTGTTCGGGTTCAGCTTGTTTTGCAGCGTATTGGCGCTCACGCCCATGCGCTCGGCCAGCACGCGCACGCCGCCCGGGTGGTTGTGTGCGATCAGGTATGCCGCATCCGTTACATCGGCAGGCATCCGCATGTCGTTTTGGCGGCCTGCTTCGCCATTGTTTGCGCGGGGAGGGAAAGAGACACTGCTTCTCATGACCACACCTCACTTCTCAGGCGCATCACTGACGGCCGCCGCGCAGACAGCCAAGCAGACCCCCATCGTCCCCACACCCGAATGGGCCCACGCCATGGAGCTGCTGCTGCAGCAAATCGTCTTCGTCCTAGACGTCGAAGGCCGCGACAGCTTCACCACCCGCAAAGTCGCCCGCTGGAACAACCAGTGCATCCATGAAATGCTGCGCACCGGCAGCGTGCCCCTGCCCGTGATCGAAGAGCTGCAGCGCGTGGCCGTGCGGGTGCTGACGTGAGGCTTCAGGGTCGAAATGAAACCGCCCTTGTTCTTGGATACGATGGCTGTGCAAAAACAGCCAAGACATCTAAAGAGAGAGGGCATCAATGGACGTATCAGCACTGGTCAGCTCCATCACTGGAGCTGCTCAACTTACCCGGCTGCTTGTCGACGAGCGCGATCGCCAGAAAACGGCGACCATCCAGATCGACCTCACGAACAAAATCGCTGAGGCACAAATTCAGCTCATGCAGGTACTCGGCACCATCATCGAAAAAGATGGGCTTATCCAGACCCTTTCCGAGCGCGTGCGAAAGCTGGAGGCCGATCAGAACGAGCAAGCTCGTTACCAACTTCGTAAAGTGGGCACTGTCGGGGATTTCTTTGCATATGAGCTCCGCGTTGCCGCTGAACTGAGTGAGCGCAGCGATGAGCCCCCGCACTTCCTGTGTCAGCCGTGCCTCGATATCCGCAAGGACAAGAGCATTCTGCGAACCAGCGGTATCTACTGCTTCTGTGACACCTGCAAGCGCAAGGTTCAAGTCCAACCCTTCGACTCGGACGGAAGCCGAAGCGTCATCAGCCGCGGGATCGATTGGTGATGTACTTTCAGTGGCACGGAGTGGCTCAAAACCGAGATCACGCAAGGCCTGCCTACCATCCGAGCTCTGGGCCAGTAAATCTCGCAGCTCCATGGCAGCGGCCATAAAGCCTGCTCGGGCAGACCCCTCCTCCCTTGCCACATCCGTTGGAAAGGTAGGAAATGCGATGTGTGAACCAGCTGCACTGAACCAGCGAGCAGCACATGCAGCAACATCAACAGGAGATAAAACGCGCAACGGCGTCACTTGCGCGCGACGAGATAGTTCCCCAACCGGAACCATCTCGACAGGCTTACCCGCAACAGACGGCCTCGATATAGGCAGCGGAATGACAACAGCCCCAAGCCCCGCCCAGCGCATTACTTCCTCAAAGCTTGTAGTGAAGCCTGGCCGTACCAAATCAGCATGCTCAATGCGCCACGCGCAGGCAGAGATAGCGGACTTAGCCATGAGCAGCCTCCTGCGATATCTGAGGCACTGCGCTAAATTGCCCATGTGCGTCAAAGCACGACTTCTCAGCGCCAAGCCAGTCATGCTTGGCAACTCCAACCCCAACGCCCATCAGGAAAGAGAGCAATATGAGACCCGTCGCATACAGCCACAAGACTCGACATGGCACCTTCTGGATTGCCATACAGCAAGACATGCGCTGGCACATCGTGTTTGATGGGGACTCCCTGGGCTCATATGCCAGCCCGCAGCCAGCAGCTGAAGAACTGGCCAATGGATACACCTTCTGGCCCAGCTTTGGTGACCCCAGCGGGCTAGGCATCCCCGAAGACCTGGGCGATTGGACTCCGCACCTCCCCAGATAAGACGCCGCGGTATCCACCAAACCATGCGCACTTTCCACCGGCAGCCGTATGCGCAGCACCTCAGCGTCACACGCAAACGAGAAGCAGATCCAGCCGTCGCTTACCGGCGTCGTGCCGCGCCACTGCACAGGTTGATAGTGAGCAAGATGAGACGCGGGCTTAGCCATGAGCAGCCTCCTGACCGGATTGAGGCAGAGATACTGACTTCGCAAACGGCGGCGGCAAACCCTCGACATTTCGACGAGTCCATGCCGCAAGAACGCGGTCTGCAACCTTGTCGCTGAGAACGTCAGGCCACTTGTCGACGGCCTGGTAAGACACACCCAAAGCGGCCGCCACTTCTCTGGTGGAGCCACCCAGCATTTCTATGGCCTCTGTTTTTCGGATCGTCATGCCTCAAGTTTAACCTTAGTTAAAACATGAAAGCAACCATAGTTAGTATTGATTCCGCCATGATTTCAACCATGGTTGATTACAAAGAACGCCTAGAGAAGGCAATGAAGGCTGCCGGCGTAGACATCACAGAGCTTGCGAGGTCTGTTGGTGTCTCCTACCAGGCTGCGCGCAAAGTCCTTGAGGGCGAGAGCAAGGCTTTCACTGCCGAAAACAACGCCAAGGCCGCCGCACGCCTGAATGTGTCGTCGGACTGGCTTGCAACCGGCATGGGTGACATGGCCCGCAACGCCAACAGCATTGTTTTTTCAGAAGAAAACGAAGATCTGGTGCGCATCCCCATACTGGCCAATAGCGGCAGCATGGGCAAAGGCAATGACACGCTCGATGCGGACTATGTGGTGGGCGACCTGGCCCTCTCCGCACACTGGATTAACCAGCACATCAAGCCCGGCAATATCCGGGAGCTAAAGTTCATTCACGCCCAAGGCGAAAGCATGTCGCCCACCTTCAGCGACGGCGATGTGCTGCTGGTCGATGTAGGCTCACGCGACCCGGCCAGCCATGAAGGCGTCTATGTGCTGGATGTGCACGGCCAGACCTATATCAAGCGCGTTCGCATGCGCATGACCGGCTCGCTGGAGGTCAGCTCGGACAACCCCAACATCAAGACCGTGGACGAACTGAACGGCGATCACCAGGTACGCGTACTGGGCCGTGTGGTTTGGGCCTGGAACGGGCAAAAGCTGTAAGCAGCATCAAATCGATATTCAACAGGTTTGCATGAGCACAGAAACGCTATTTTCTCCCCCTCAGGTCTGCATTCCACTCCTACCGGTGGACGCACTGACCGGCCAAGAAAAAGGATTGTGCACAGCATGGGAGGGCGAGGTTCTACCTCTGAATGAAGGAGATCCCATTAAGTGCGTATTCAAGCACTTAAGCCACCCCGGCAAATTGGCCATAGAAATGGCATGCACCTTGGCCGCAACTGTGCTTGGGAACAATACTCCGGCACCCTGCCTGGTACTGGCCTCCAAAGAGCAGTTACCAGAACTTCCAGAATCTGCGCATCAACCCGGAGGGTTCGCCATTTTGTTCGGAAGCACTTATGTCGGTGGAAATAGCTTTTTCGAGCAGCTCTCGCAAGCCAGCGACGCCACTCTAGACAACTCGGTCTGGAATCATTTCTGCAGCAATGCAAATACTGCAGCCAAAGGCGCCGCACTGGATGAGCTGCTGGCCAACTGGGACAGACACTCGCGAAACATGAGATTTGACGGCACCAACTGGTGGCTTATCGATCACGATCAGGCCCTTGCCCCCGCCCTCAATGCAGACCTATCGAAGCTGAAAGCAGATTTTGTTGCATCCCACAATCTGATAGCCAGTCAGCTCAATGAGCGCAGACGCAATGACCACCAAATGCCCGACGCTGCGCGGCTTGCTGCGCAGCGGCAAAACCAAATCCAAGCACTCGCAGCCGTAGCCGCCAAATGGACGCATGCAGTTCCTCAAGCGGTCGACATCTGGCAACAAACCTCAAGCCTGCTAGAGTTACTGAGCCGTCGCATGCCAATGCTCCAGCTCATGATCAATGAGAGAATCGGCGCCAACCAAAGCAACAACTTGAAATGGACTTCCTCGCCAACGCCGCCTCCCCCTTAAGACTCCTGACAGGTGCATTTGCACCCGTCTTCTGGGAGCCTTTGGGTCGCCGCGGTGAGCGCCTTGTTGTTGGCGTGATCATTGAAAACGAGCACGGCATTTGCCATGCCACCCCGACCCTGCAGCATCAGCATCTTCTGCAATATCTGAATAAAGAGAGATCAGACTCTGCCGTTGGGGTGATGGAGTTTGCCTTCGATCACTTCAACAAAACTCTGCAAGCAGGCGGAAGAATCGAAGACCTGAAGACGCCTTTTGCCAAGATGTCCATAGGACGTATCGAGCCAATTACCGCTCGCTCAGAAATCGAACTCACCGAACGTGCCATCCATTTGTGCACTCTGCTTGGCCGCACCCCGGATGAGGCAGAGACCAAGGACGCAGCCAAACAGTCGACCGCTCGCACCAGAGAGTTCATGAAGGATGTGCGACAAATCATCGCCCAAATCAACCCTCAGTTTGCCCAGTCAGCTCTAAAGACCAACAGACCCTATCCCGTTGGCGGATCATCGATAAAGCTCCACTTTCATCACAAGCAAAATTTTGCACAATTTTGCAGCCTCCCTCTTCCGACAGCCAGGGCCGACGCGGCGACAGAATGCAAAGCTCGCCTACTCGAGCTCATTACGATCAGAGTTCAAGAGCCTTCGGCCAATATTGCTTTGCTGATCAACACAGCGACAAGGGGTATGCCTCATACCGGCAGGACCAACACAACCGAACTCATTCGACTTCAGACGCTGGACATGGCCACCGCCCTGAATATTCCCGCGAAGGAATATGCATCAGCTCCTGAAGCAGCGAAGTTCATTCAAGACATCGCCGAAACCAGCTCAACCTAACCTCGAACCTCAACTAACAGCACCAAGCCCGCACCCAGCGGGCTTTTTTCATTTCCGCATCTTCAATTGAAGAAAACTTCACAAGAAAATTTAACCATGGTTGACACAAATAATTTAACCATGGTTAAATTCATCCATCGCAGCAACCACCACAGCACACCTAAGCCCCGTCAACACAGGGCCAACGCCATCAACGCTAGCGCCCCACTGGCATCAAGGGAGTGCAGCAGAGGTTGCAGACGCGATGGGCGCCACGGCATCGGCCGGGTCAGGCCCGGTCTTTCAAAAGTCGCATGCCCATGTCGTTCGCTCCACCTACGCGGAGCGCCCCCGGGGCTCCATCGCATCAGCGGGCACGGCCGCTGCTCTGCGCGGCATCCCTGCCGTATCCAGCCGCCAAAGGGCGTACACGGTCAAAAGGGTGAGGCGAATGCGGCCGAGAGCAAGAACGGCAACGCCGGTTGGAATCCCGGCACCGCCCTTCCCGAGCGCATCGGGGCCAAACCAGAGCGCCTTGCATCAGGGCGCTGCGGTTTGAACGGTTTTCGCCGAGCCAGAGGCATCTCCTCCCTCCACTTCACTTCCTCTGGCATGCCTGCAAGGGCATCGGCTCTTTCTTTACGGCCTGCGCCAGTCAACGGCTGCAGCCGCCAATCGCCCAAGCCCGCCAGCAACTGCTGAGCGGGCTTTTCCTTTGCCCTCAACCGGAGAACCCATGCAAGCAGCTTGCCCCACCTTGCCCAGCGTGCCGATCACCAGCGCGGCATTTCAGTACAGCAATTCGGCCTGCACCAATATTGCCGACACCTTCGCCAAGGCCCGCGCACGCATTGCGGCCGAGCAGGCTGCGCAGGCCAGCAAGCCGCGGCGACGCAGCCAGCATGGCCCGGCGCTGATGACCATCAACCGCGTGCGCGCCGGTACCACCAATCACCTAACCCTGCCGCTTTTCTAGGAGTCGCCGCCATGCGCATCTTTGTTCTGAAATGCGGCTGCGTTTCCATCCAGCACATCGCCCGCAGCGCCGCCGAAGCGTTTGACCACGGCTTTGCCGAACTGGGGCACCTGGGCATGGGGATCACCTGCCGATGCATCCGATAGACACCGTGCTGCACGAGCTGCAGCACCGAGCGAGTGGCCCTGCTCTCCGAGATTTAGACAACCGAAATTCTGTTAGTTTTGGTTCAAAATCGGTTTCTGCCAGAAAAAGAGAGTATTGTGAAGAAAGCAGTCATTTCTGAGTGCTTTATTGAATCGGAGGCTTTTATGAAAGCCACAGTTAAAAAAAATCTCAAGACCCGCAGCCGAAAAACCGGGCTTCCAGACGTCAATAGCCATTCTGTCTCTCATGACGACTATTCCCGCACGCCTGATCACCCCATCGAAAAGGGCCGCTTTATTTTGAGCGACATCGTTGCAAAAAGGATCCCATCGCCTAAAGCCTCTACAGAGAAAGTGAAAATAGTGGGAAAGAGATTTCTGAGCGAATAACGAAAGGAAATTGATATGTTTGCACAACCACTATCCAAGGCCCAAGACCTTTGGTCGAATCTCATGCATGTGTTATTTCCTTGGGCAAGAGCTTTTCCTAGCCTGCCAGAAGAGGAAGAAACGAATACTCAATTACAGGAATCTGTAACCGAAAACGAGCATCAAATTAATCGTGATGCGTAAGCTAATTCGACTATCCTGCCCCTCGATCGACCCTTCAACACCCTACAGGTGGCTTTAAATCGAAAAAGGAGTACTATGGATAGCGGTGGAAATTAATAATTCCCCTGCTAAATTAAAGGCCTATATGTTAAGCTTAGTCAAAAATCTCTCATCTGAAATCAATCCTGCCCTTCATGAAGTTGATAGCGCTGCAGTACCTACTGGCGACTTTGTCTATTGCCCAGCGGTTTACGAAGCCAGATTGCGTCAAAACGAACAAGAAAAAACACAAGTTCGCATCAAGAAATCTCGTCAGGCACAACGTAGCAACGCCACCGAATAAGGCTTCCCAGTCCGTTCGCCTATCACTCTGCAACGCTAGTTGCACGATAGTTTGACCTGCAAGTTGCTTCAACTGGCACCCCTCTCTTCTCAACACTGCAGCCATTCAGGCATCCAAATAGAGGATGCGGCATCCCTCCAAACGAACTTCCGCAATAGTTTTCATCTACCGGCATAGCTCCTATTTTGGGTAATTTCTGAAGTTAATTAATTTCTTCGAATATACCCATATTTATATAATTTTTACAATAACAATTTGTATAAATCACTCACGCAGTGATAGCAATAAAGTCTTTTGCACGCTAGCTCCAAGCCACTTAATTGCTACCTGACACAGCCTCAATTAATGTAATTTTTCGTCTGAAAACAGTTTTATTGATGAAATAGGCGTATGGTTTATCTATGGGAGTCAGTCAGGGCTTTCCAGAAATACCGGAGGTCTTTATGCTCTTCATCGATAAATACACACATTTATTCAAGGCATACAGACCACATCTCTTGGATATAGACGACTACCTTATTACCGACAAATACTTCACTGTGACGTCGAATGACGATGCAGAGATCGAGATACCAGAATTTGATGAGATCTCTAGAAGAACCATAAAACACTCACAAATTCACAAAACAAAAAAAACACCTTCAGAAGAATAATTAATCAAGGACTCAACGCCAAACAAGGAGGCCTTATGTCCTACCTAAATTCGCAATGCCAAGGTTTTTTGTGCTCCATAAAAAAGACCTTCAGAGGCATCAACAATAGAGGCAGCCTGCCAGATCATCAGGAGAAGAAAACTCCCACAGACGAAGAAAAAAAAGATCTGGAGCGTCAACAGCCAGTCTTGATCCAAAGACAACGGGAACTTCACAGCGACGTCACCTAAAAGGATGTCGCATCAGCGGTGCTAACAGACGGTCTGTCGTGAGCACTACCCACCAGGACATCGCTCCACAAAGAATCCCTACAACGTGGCTCCTTTCAAAGTGCGCCCTGGGTCCATAGCAGGTCTTTCCGATCTGCTCTCAACCTCAAGGACTGTTCACCATGACTCAACAAACCAACCCAAAAAGCACTGCAAACCAACAAGGCCAGTCGCCTGCGGATCAACAGCAAAAAGACAAGCAGGCCCAGCAGCAAACCCCAAACCCGCAACAGCCTGGCCAGAAGCCTGCACAAGAGCAGAAAAATCCTGCCCAGCAGGGGTGACGACTCTTTCGCTGATCTCCATGGAGATTGGTACCACCCAAACGGTCAACGAAACTCATTTTTGGCGCTTCTACTGGCCCATGCAAATGGGGCAGCCGCTCAGAAATCCCAATTTCAGTCAGCAGCAATGCAAATGCAATAAACGCCAACCAGGCTCACAACCGTTGACGCAAATTCAAGAGCAAATGCACTGACCCTTGACCATCAACCAGAAGACCCGCATCACGCGGGTTTTCTAGTTTTTTGGAAGACCACGGCACTTGCCAACCGGATCCAGGGCACGTGCAAGCACCCTGCACTCATGTCGCTGCACCTGGTGCGCGCCAGCAAAACGGCCCACCTGACCCTGTTTGTCAAGGCCACGCCGCGTGCCCCCTGGTTCTGAACTGCGGCAGCAGCTTGATCGGGCGCATCGTGTGGAACGCTCAACAGGCCTTTGAGATGAGCTTTGATGAAACCGGCTATTTACACCTGCCCCCTCTGCCAATGCATCCAATAGACACCGTGCTGCACGAGCTGCAGCACCGCGACCGACAACGCAGCCGACTGCTGCGCCTCATGCAGAGCCAGGCGGCAACCGCCGTCAAGCCTGCGCCCTCTCTCAACACCTACTTTCAAACCGAGCTGCAGCAAGCGCTGCGCGCCATGAAGCATGAAAAGGAGCAACGCCATGCCCACCCGTTCTATCGTGATCTTCGGCCCCAAAGGCTGCGGTAAAGCCAGCCAGGCAGCACGCCTGCAGCAGCACTTCGGCCTCAGCAAGGTTTATGACACCGACTGCGAAGGCCTGACCAGCGCCCGCCAGCTGCCGCGCCATGACACCCTGATCCTGACCAACAACCAGCCGCAGCGCTGCCCCGTGCGCAGCATGAGCTTTGAGCAGGCTGTGCGCCAAATGGCCAAGGGACCCACTAACCCCCATGGCTGAAGCCTTCAAGACCACCTGGGCCGGGGGCGAGGTGCTGATCACCAAGGCCCAGGTGGAAGCCGAAGCCCGCGAGGCCTACCACGCAGGCCGCACAGCCAACGATGCCTGCCCTTACCCCTTCCACACAGACGCCGCCTTGCACTGGCTGGCGACTTTCAACCTCTGCATTCCGCTACCCGTCAACAGGTAGCCATACCCCATGACGACCACCCACATCCCTAAAGGCGGCATGTGCACAACCTGCACCAATGGCTCCAAAGCATGCGCGGATCTGCAGTTTGCAAGCATGCAGCCGATCCAGCGCTACCCCGACGGCATTACTGCAGTGAAGTGCACCGGCCACAGCGCACCCGCTGCACAGCAGCCCCTGTGCATCAGCTGCGGCGCTCGCAACTTCCCGCAGCCGGATGGCAGTCTGACCTGCGGCCACTGACTGCGCCACCAATCACACTTTTGTTTTCTGGAGGCCCACGCTCAAGAACATGCTCATTTACCAACTGGCCATGTACCGGCAAGGCGATCTACAGGCGCAGGAGGATGTTCGACAACCGACTGTCTTTGCCGAGTGCGGCTCCACACAGGAGCGCTCAGAGGTTGCCCATCGTCGCGACAGCTTAGCAGTCAAAGCCAGGAAGCTAGCATCACTTCAATATTCGACCGCATCTTTGCAAGCATCGCTTTAAAGCGCTTGCCCTCATCGACCAATTTCTCATAATCAGCGTCTTGCTTGCTCTTGAGGGCCGCGAGATGCAACTCTAACTTTTCGCGCTGCCTCACTGCCTGATCCAATAGCCTCTCAGCTTCTACCTGATCGGCAGCGTTCGTACTCATTTTCTGCGCACGCTTCATCAGCACATCGATATGAACCAATTCCGCTTCAGACTCGCAAATGTGTCTTTCAGCCATCTGCTCTATCGTTTCCATCACGGCCTCCTTGCAGTCAGCACACTGCCTTGCGAATCTGGTTAATCAGGATTAGAAGCCCGTTTCCTTGAGAAAAGAGCAGGTCAACACTGCCGCTCATAAGGTACAGCAACTAGCCTACCGGTGCAAAGAGATCCGTTGCCAGGCGCTATGTCTCTAAGTGCCATTACAGACGCAAAAGCACACGCACAAAGCGTCTCTACACACCCTCACCTGACTTCCATACCTAAACAGACAGCCACTGAGCGGCTTTTTCTTTGGAGCGTCCAGGAGTGAAGCACACGATGCTCCAGAAGACTTTTAGAGAGCCCAAAGCCCCCCGGGAGTGCGCTTGGAAGCAACTCGAAAACGCTCTCTCTTGCAAGGATGCGGATCTTCAACTCACAAACAAAAGATGAGTCTGCAGGTTCACAGAACAACATCTCGTAGGCCATTCAAGGTGGCATGTCAGCTTAGGTGAACTGGAATTCAAACTGTATTTATGTATATGTGGATTCAGTGCATTCACCTTTGACACCTGAATAGACGCGAACAGGCTGGAAAACGCCAACTGGCAACACTTTTAGCGATACCAGAATCCACGCAAGAGACTCTTGTATCGCATTCAATTAGATAGCACGCCGTAGCCTACCGTCACACTTCATATCTGAATGCCCGAGCTTGGACTACAGCCCATCAAACTGCAGTGGCTTACTCTGAACTACCCTATGTTCAATCAGGAGTCCTTATGAGAGTTCATAAAGAAAGTGCAGCAGAGCCTCCAAGTGACGCAAGCCAGCTAATTGAAGATTTGCGAGGCGTTCTAGTGGCGAATGGGCATGATGCGGATCCAGCGGCATCAGTGCTTTTCAGCAAGGCTGCATCCGCTTTGGAAAAAGTGCGAACAGCATCCTCCAACGCCGTTGATCGATCGAAAGCCCTAGCACTGTCTGCCGACTCGTATGTGCACGAATCCCCTTGGCGGACAGCAGGTGGAGCTTTGGCTGTTGGCGCATTGCTCGGATTTGCACTTAGCAGGCGGTAAGCCGAGCTAAATCATCATTCATCTCGATATCGAGATCTTCAAGGCGGTAACCCTATGGAGCCCACTGACACCACGAGAGTTAAGCAAACTCGTAAATCCGGATCAAAAATCGGAGCGATGCCTGCCAACAAGCCTTCAGATAGTCGAGCAACGGCTTCTACAGCGCGGCCTAACGGGACAAGCCTTTCGCGACGGGTTCAGGATTCGGCAGACACCATAGACCGGTCGGCTTCCGACAGCTCAAACCTGATTGAAGGGGGACGCAAGGAACTGTTTCCACCAGATCCTCCAGGTCAGACACAACCCAATGAGTAAACCAGTAGCTCCTGAACTTGACCACAGTGAGCTGCATACAGAGCATCCAGATCTTTCGAGACCCGAACATTTGAGCCAGTGGCACACGCTCAGGGACTATTTGCCTCCGCTGCGCCCTACCAAGAAAGGAAGTAGCGATGAATCAACCAGGTACTCCCCCCTCTCTGCCTGAAGATGAAGACATGGACCCCGTAGGTGAGCCGTATCCCAATCAAAAGCGCATACCTTTTCGCGATGAAGATGACCCACAACATCCATCGCCCTCACCTGACGCCCAGATCGATATACCTCGGGCCGCTGAAAAGAAGTCCAAGCTTCCGGCGCTCTTGATGCGTTAGCGCAAAGCTGAAGCAAGCGCGCCAGAAGACACAGACAGGCCAAGCATGAGCCGCCCAGCCTGCGACCGGGGCGACAAGCGTGACCGATGGCGTAAACCTATCAACCACACCAAGCCCGCATCTGCGGGCTTCTTTTATTCTGGATCCAGTATTTAGCCGAAAAACATCAAAAATAGATATTCAATGTAAATTTGAATGCCGAATTAATACACACTATTTCAATAAAATTGCAATAAACCACTTAAACAACAGACATTTTGCAAAAATGGGATCAATATGAAGTTTCGGTAAGCAATTCGTTTACCGATAACCAACCTGGAGATTTCAATGAGCCAACAATCTAACAACCCACAAAACCCCAAAAACCCTCAGCAGCAACAAAGTAGCGGACCTGCCTCCACCCCTGGCACAAAACCTACACCACAAAGTGGTGATAAGGCTTCAACCAACCCTCCGCAAAATGCCAAGCCTGTTCAAGCCGAACAGACAACAAAAAAATCTGAGCAGTATCGCTAACACTTAGCGCTTGCTTGAGATCTGGACTAGATATCTAACCGCTAACTCAACCTCCCAAGCCTCCACAAAGTGACACTTTTGCGTAATCATGCGTTTTCGCAATGTGACAGGAGTACGTGATAATTTTCAACTCGCCACGCCGGTATTCCGGTGTGGCCAAGATGATTCCAGAGATAACTAAAAAAAACCACTCTAAAGAGACTCTGTGATGCCTTTTTCTGACGTGGTGGCTCGCTTAGGATGTTTTACGAGCCAAAAATTCATCATGAGACATCCACTAAGGTATGAGCCATCACTCATGCTCTTAAAAGAGGCTCTCAAATGAAAACCCTCAAATCAATCACTCTCGCCTCGCTGGTATGCGCATCGCTATTCAGTTTAGGCGCCTGTAGCGGCATGTCAGCAAGAGATCGGAACACGGCGGTCGGCGCGGGAGTCGGAGCCGTCGGAGGTGCTGTATTGACCGGAGGCAGCGGCCTTGGAACAGTTGGTGGCGCAGCTGTCGGTGGATTCATTGGAAATCAAGTCGACACAAACGACAGCCAGCATCACCGCAAATGATAGCTACCAGTATGCGTTAATAGTTCAATAAATATCTCATAAATTGAAATACGGTTTAGAACCGAAACGAAGGAGCAGACCATGAGCATCGGCACCATCCTGTTGATCATCCTCATACTGCTGTTACTTGGGGTATTGCCATCCTGGCCACACAGTCGCAGTTGGGGCTACGCTCCAAGCGGCATCATCGGCCTTTTAGTGGTCGTATTGCTAGTCATGGTAGTGTTAGGACGCATCTAGCGACCCATCTCTTGCTTCCCAGCAATTGTTAATGGAGTCGATATGGTAAATGTGATGACCATACTTTCATTATTAGGCATATTGGCAGCGCTTTACTTTGCATATCAATATGGCATTTTTTAAAAGTGCCCCAACGATAAAACTTTAAAGCATGCAAATTTCTGCTTAATTAGTATTTAAGTCACAAGAACCCCGCCACTGAGCGGGGTTCTGCATTTAGGGAGTAACCCAATGAAAGAAACCGGCTTGATGTTCAAGGCCCCCTTGGTGCGTGCCATCCTGAGCGGCCAGAAGACGCAGACGCGGCGCATAGCCAAGACAGAAATTACTATGGGCCGCGACTCCCTGCTGGAGCCGCACCGTGGTTGCAAGCATGCGGGCATCTACCTGCTGCCCGAGTACGCAAAAGAGGCGGCGGCGCTGTGCCCATATGGCAAGCCTGGCGACCGCATCTATGTGCGCGAGACATGGCAAGGCCCATTGATGAGTGCAAAGGAGTGGGAGGACCACTATTTCTCCAACGCTGACGAACTCACCAGCAAATTCAAAACGCCTGCTTATTGCAAGTACGCCGCAGACGGTGGTCCGCCACCTGAATTCATGACGATGGATGACGACATAGTCGCCCGCTGGAAACTTTCAATCCACATGCCTAAGTGGGCAGCACGCATTTGGCTGGAAATCATCGGCGTGCGCGTGGAGCGCCTGCAGCAGATTACAGAAGCGGACTGCATTGCAGAGGGCGCTGCTGGAGGCCACGGCTCTATCCCGGGCTACTCCTACAGCGCTACACCTCTTGAGCACTTCCGCCATATCTGGGAATCCACCGGCGGTGACTGGACCGCGAACCCATGGGTCTGGGTGATCGACTTCAAGCGCATCACCAACAGCGCACCATGATTGCCTCAACTGAAAGGATTGATCATGGAGCGCGCTGAGCTTGAGCAACTGGTTGCAGATCTTCGCAAAGGAGATGCCACGGCCGTCAAGGCCGCTGACGTTATCGAGGACCTGGCCCAGCTCAAAACACCAGGCCTGCGCCGTATCCCTGTGGCGGACGAAATCTCTGGTGAAGATGATGTAGTCATCATCAAGAAACTTGAATTGCCACCCGGCACGACCTGGGCCGAATAGCCGCCTCACCCGACAAACATCAAGCCCCGCCAAGTGCGGGGCTTTTTCATTGAGACAGACATGAACAATCCATGGCCATACCTCACCGATGCGGAGATCAATGAGATCTGTTCTCCTCTAAAAAATGGGGCCGCACAGATCCGCTTTCTGGAGCGCCTGGGCATGGTGGTGAAACCAAAGCCCAGCGGGCGCCCTCTTGTCGCACGCACTGAGTTCGACAGAGTCATGACCGGCAGCAATGCCATGACCAAAGGTCAAAGCACAAGCGCAGCCTCATCCACACCTAACGTGATCGGGCTGCAATCCTTCTTCAAACAGAGAAAACATGGGACGCGCACGTAAAGATGGGGACCCGATGGGTCTCGCTGGCACTCGCCTTTCCTTCAAACACAACGCCTTCTACTACCGCCACAGGGACGGCCGGTGGGAGCGCATGGGCACCGATGTCCGTGCCGCAAAGGAGCGAGCTGCCATCTACAACAGCCCGGCAGACAACTATGGCACCACCGCGTACTGGCTAGACCAGTTCTTGGTGGACTGCCAACAGCGGGTGTCCATAAAAGACCTCGCGCCGCGGACTCTCTCCGACTACACAAAGGATTCCGAGCCGCTCAAAGTGTTCTTTGGGTCAATGCTCCCTGAGCACATTGAGCCCCACCATGTGCAAGCCTATTTGGACGCCGGCTCTGCGGCTGAGCGTGGAGTGCGCGCCAACCGGGAAAAAGCATGTCTGAGCTCGTGCCTGTCCTGGCTGATCCGCACAAACAAATGCACCGGCCTCAAGATCAACCCGTGTATGCAAAAAAGCGGCACGCGCGAAAACTCGGAGAAAAAGCGCGACCGGTATGTCACCCATCAGGAATATCAGGAGGTCTATGCCTTGGCCTGGCCCCAGGTGCGCGTACTGATGGAGCTGACCTACCGCACGCTGCAGCGCCCGGAAAGCGACATCATCTACTGGACGCCGAAAGTCCTCGCACGCGATCCACACACAGGCAATCGCATCATCACCTTCGAGCAGGGAAAGACGGGCACAAGGCTGAAGATTGCGATGACCGAGGGCTTGGAAAAGCTTATCAACCGTGCCGTGGGCACGAATCCACATATGGACCAGCCTCTGGTGCACACCCGAGCAGGCACTGGGTACACCTACGGTGGCATCAATTCCATGCTCGGCAAAGCCATCAGGACCGCAAACGAGATCAGGGCGACCAAGAACATCCCGCCCATGGCCTCCTTCGGCTTCCGCGATCTCAAGGGCAAAGGTGCCACCGATATGTGGCTGGCAGGGACGCCCATCGAGCAGATCCAGCTGCTCTGCGGCCACTCCGACAAGGCAACAACGGAGCGCTACATCAAGGCTCGATGGCGGGCGACTGCTCAGCCCAACGAGACAGCCGTCATGACTGTATGACCACTGTATGGGATCACTGGATATGAGACACGTCACATATACGGTCACATAAAGCATAAAAGCCGCTACAACTTTAATAGCTGTAGCGGCTTATGCGTTCTGGTGGGTCCTGCGAGATTCGAACTCGCGACCAACGGATTAAAAGTCCGCTGCTCTACCGACTGA